GGGCGACTGGATCCTCGCGTACTGCGCACGCCTGCGCGAGCAGGCCGCGGGGCGGACCATGGAGCTGTCGGCTGAGCGCGCCGCCCTGGCCCGCGAGCAGCGCATCGGCCAGGCGCTCAAGAACGCGGTGGCGCAGGGCGAGTACGCCCCGATCGGGCTGCTGGCCGACGTGCTGGCCCAGGCCGCCGCCTCGGTGGCCCAGCGTTTCGACGCGCTCCCGGGTGACCTGCGCCGCGCGTGCCCCGACCTGACCGACCACCAGCTCGAGCAGCTGTCCAAGGCCATCGCCGGTGCACGCAACGAGTGGGTCAAGTCCACCGCCTCGCTCGCCGACCAGCGCCTGGCCGACGTGGCGCCGGATGAAGACGACGACGACGCACCGCCCGATCTGGGCGACGACGACGACGGCGTTCTCCTCGAGGAGACCCCCGCGTGACCGCCGTGCTGTGCCTGCCCGCGCCGCCGGTTCGCCGCTGGCGCGTCCCGGCCGTCACCCGCGAGGCCGTCGGCAAGGCCGTGCGCGCCGGCCTCAAGCCGCTGCGCGCCGACCCGCCGCAGCGCTTCGCCGACTGGGCCCGCGATCACTTCCGCCTGAGCGCCGACAGCTCGCACAAGCGCGGCGGCTGGGAGCCGTGGTCCTTCCAGGTCGGGATCATGGACGCCTTCGACAACGTCGACATCGAGCAGGTCGACGTGATGAAGGCCAAGCGCATCGGCTACACCAAGATGCTCACGGCGTACATCGGCTACGCCGTGGCCCACCGCAACCGCAAGGTGGCCCTCTGGCAGCCGACCGACGACGACCGCGACTCGTTCGTGAAGAGCGAGATCGAGCCCATGATCTCCGAGGTGCCGGCGGTGCGCGCGGCCAGGCGCACCACCAAGGGCGCCGAGGACACGATCAAGTTCAAGCAGTTCCGCGCCGCGGTGGCCCACTTCCTGGGCGGCAAGGCGCAGCGTGCGTACCGCCGGATCACCGTCGACGACGCCATCCTCGACGAGATCGACGGCTTCGACCAGCAGATCGAGCGCAGCCTGGATCCGGTCACCGGCGCCCGCGGTCGCCTCGAGGGCGCCCCGTTCCCCAAGCTGATCCTTGGCAGCACGCCACGCATCAAGCTGCTCAGCCACGTCGAGCGCGAGGCCGGCCAGGCCGACGCCGTGCTGCGCTACCGCGTGCCGTGCCCCCACTGCGGCGTCGACCACCCGCTGGTCTGGGGCGACGACAAGGTCGCCCACGGCATGAAGTTCGACGGCCGCGACCCCAAGGTGGCGCCGGCCACCGTGCGCCACGTCTGCCCCCACTGCCTGCAGCCGATGACGCAGGCCGACTACTTCCGCGTCGAGTGGCAGGGCGCCTGGGTGTGCGACCGCACCGGCCTGCGCTACGGCCACGACCGCACCTGGCGCGACGACCGCGGCCAGCCCGCCAAGGCGCCGCGGCACGTCGCCTTCGTCGACGTCTGGACCGCCTACAGCCCGCAGCGCACCTGGTCCGACATCGCGCGCGAAGGCCTTGAGGCGCACGACGCCTACAAGAAAGGCAACAAGGGTCCGCTGCAGGGCTTCAAGAACGAGACGCTGGCCCAGACCTGGGAGGACGAGTACGAGCAGACCGAGGCCGAGGTGCTGCGCCGCCGCGCCCGCGCCGAAGGCCTGCCGCTGGGCGTGGTGCCCGCCGGCGCCTGCGTCGTGCTGGTGTACGTCGACGTCCAAGCCGACCGCTGGGAGTACGTGGCCTGGGCTGTGGGGCGCGAGAGCGAGCGCTGGGCGATCGACTACCGCGTGATCAGCGGCAACACCGCCGACGTGACCGAGTGGCAGGCCAAGATCGAGCCGCTCATCGGCATCAGCTACCCCCACGCCAGAGGCGGGCGCGTCGCTGCCAGCGCGCTGGGCGTCGACACCGGCTACCAGACCCACATCGCCTACCAGTTCGTGCGGGCCCACCAGCACCGCGGCGTGTACGCCACCAAGGGCGACGGCGAGCCCGGCAAGCCGATCCGCAGCAAGCCGCGGCTCATGGACGTCAACGTCCGCGGCCGCGTCATCCGCCGCGGCGTCAAGCTCTGGATGGTCGGCACCGACACCGCGAAGGACCTGCTGCACGGCCAGCTGCAGCTCGAGGGCAGCGGCCCCGGGCGCATGCACTTTGCCTCGACCCTGCCCGACGCCTTCTTCGACCAGCTCACCGCCGAGCAGCGCGTGCCGGTGCGCGGCGTGCGCGGCCTCGAGTTCCGCTGGGTCTGCCCCACCGGCCGCCGCAACGAGGTGCTCGACTGCACGGTCGGCTGCATGTTCCTGGAGGAGGTCGTCGGCTGCACCGGATGGACCGAGCGCCAGTGGCAGCGCCTTGAGGCCACGCTGGCGCCCGACCTGTTCGACGCCGCCGAGCCGGCGCCGGTGGTCCTGGCCGACGGCCCCGCGCCGCCGCCCGCCAGTCCGCCGCCGACCGTGCACACGCGTGCACCGCGCCCCACGCCCCCACCGCCGCCCCCGGTGGCCAGCGACGACTGGAGCTCCCGCCTATGAGCCATGTTCCCAGCCACGCCCCGCCCACCCTGTCGGCGCTCGACGAGGAGCTGCGCCTGCTCTGCGTCTACCGCATGCGCGACGCCCTCATGCAGCGCCACGCCTACACCGAGGCCCTGGCCACCGAGGTCGCGGTGCTGCTGCTCGAGACCCTGGCCGGCCTCAGCCCCGACGAGCTGCTCGAGGCCCAGCGCCGCGTCCGCGGCCTGCAGCGCGCCCGCCGCGACGCCGCCATCCGCGCCGCCATGCGCCCCGGCAACGCCGACCAGCTGGCCAAGCAGTTCGGCATCTCGCGCCGGGCGGTCTACAAGATCGCGGCGCGGCGTGGCGCAGCGCTGGGGCAGGTGAAGCCGTGAGCCGACTGCCTGCCATGAAGTGCCGCACGCACCTGGTGCCCGAGTGCCCGGCTTGCAAAGCGAACCCACCGGCCCGTCGCGCACCGGATCCTGCGCGGCACTGCGAGAGAGCATCGATGGACACCTTCATCCAACCCAAGATCACCGGCTATCGGCAACTGAGCGAGGCCGAGGCGGCGCTGATGAACGAGATCAAGGCGCACGCGGAACAGACCCGCGAACTCGTGAACCGCGTCATGCGGCACGTCGAAGCCGGCCTGGCCCAGCCGCTGCCCGAAGGTCACGCGCCGCACAGCAACGTCACCCACCCGGCGCGCTGGGCTGCCGAGGCGCAGACCGATCTGCAGAAGGGCTACATGAGTCTGGTCCGCGCAGTCGCTCAGCCGACGACCTTCTGACGACTTCACTCATGGCACATGAGTGGCCTTCGGGCCGTCCTTTCACGGGGCAAGCTGCCGGTCCCCCGACAAATGTGCCGAACCGGCCCCCTCGCGTTGTGAACCCACCCGCCTAGAAAGTGCACAGCCCGCTGCGCAGACTGCGCAGCCATGCAAGGCACCACCCGCGCGAAGTCCTGGTATCAGATCCGCCGCCCCAACGCGGTGGCCGCCGCCGCGCTCGCCGCGGCTGCGGGCTCGCCGGCCGTGGCGTCGGCCGAGCTCTGGATCTACGCCGACATCGGCGAGTCCTGGTGGGGTGAGACGGTCACCGCCAAGGGCCTGGTCAAGGAGCTGGCCGAGCTCGACGTCGACGCCATCACCGTGCGCATCAACTCGTACGGCGGCAGCGTCACCGACGGCCTGGCGATCTACAACGCGCTCAAGCGCCACCGCGCCACCATCACCGTCTCGATCGACGGCATCGCCGCCTCGATCGCCAGCCTGATCGCCATGGCGGGCGACACGGTGCAGATGGCGGCCAACGCGCAGCTCATGATCCACGCGCCCTGGGGCGGGGCCTACGGCAACGCCACCCAGATGCGCGAGTACGCCGACCTGCTCGACCGCTGGGCCGAGTCGATGGCCGGCAGCTACGCCGCCAAGTCGGGCAAGACCCGCGAGGACGTGCTCGCCTGGCTCACCGACAGCGCCGACCACTGGTTCAGCGCCGACGAGGCGCTGGCCGAGGGCCTGGTCGACGAGGTCGTCGACGCGATCCCGATTGCCGCGCACGCCTCGGCGCTGCCCTGGCAAGCCGCCGCCGCGCGTCGCGGCTCCGGCAAGAACGACCCCAACCCCGGCGGCGCCGCGCCTGCGGCCGCCGTTGCCCTTCCCGTCCCGCCGGCCCCGCGTGGGCCGATCCCCGCGGCATCCGCCGCCCTTCCCCAGGAGCCCTCAATGGACCCGAAGAACCAGCCGGCGGCCGGCACGCAACCTGCCGTGATCACCGACCCGACCGCCGCCGCCCAGGCCGCCGCCCAGGCGGCCGCCCGCGCCGAGAACCAGCGCCAGACCGACATCCGCGCCGCCTTCGCCCTGTACGCCCCCCGCATCGGCGCCGCCGCCGCGCAGCTCGAGCGCGACTGCCTGGCCGACATGTCGATCGACGTCGCCAAGGCCAAGCTCAAGATCCTCGACGCGATGGCCGCCGGCACCGAGCCGGTCGCCGGCCAGTACGTGGCCACCGTGCAGGACGAGGCCGACAAGCAGCGCGCCGGTGTCCGCGCCGCGCTCGAGATCCGCGCCGGCCTGGCCAAGAACGACAGCGCCAACCCCTTCCGCGGCTACACGCTGGTCGAGATGGCCCGCGCCAGCCTGGTGCGCGCCGGCGTGCGCGACATGCCCGGCGACAAGATGTCCCTGGTGGCGGTCGCCTTCACGCACGGCAACAGCGACTTCCCCAACCTCCTGGCCAACGTGGCCAACAAGTCCATGATGATGGGCTACGAGGAGGCGCAGGAGACCTTCCCGCGCTGGACCCGCGCCGGCACGCTGCCCGACTTCAAGATCGCGCAGTCGGTGGACATCGGCGCCTTCCCCTCGCTGCGCCAGGTGCGCGAGGGTGCCGAGTACAAGTTCATCACGGTGGGCGACCGGGCCGAGCCGCGCGTGCTGGCCACCTACGGCGAGCGCTGCGCCATCACCCGCCAGGCCATCATCAACGACGACCTCGACGCCTTCGCCCGCCTGCCCCGCAAGCTCGGCGTGGCGGCCGTGCGCACCGTCGGCGACCTGGTCTACGCGGTGCTGACCGGCAACCCCAACATGGCCGACGGCCAGCCGCTCTTCTCGGCGCCGCACGCCAACACCGCGACCGCCGCGGCGATCAGCACCACCTCGGTCGACGCGATGCGCGTGCAAATGGCCCGCCAGAAGGACATCGGCCAGACCAGCGGTGGCCTCAACATCCGCCTGGCCTACCTGATCGTGCCGGTCAGCCTGCAGGGCACGGCCGACACGGTGCGCGAGTCGCAGTTCGAGATCACCGCCTCGGGCCGCAACAACACCACGCCCAACAGCGTGCGCAACACCTTCGAGGTGGTGGCCGACGCGCGACTCGACGACGCCAGCACCAGCATCTGGTACGGCGCCGCCAGCCCCACCATGCACGACACCATCATCGTCGACTACCTCGACGGCGTGCAGACCCCGACGCTCGAGCAGCAGTCCGGCTGGTCGATCGACGGCGTCGAGTTCAAGGTGCGCATGGACGCCGCCGCCAAGGCGCTCGACTGGAAGACCCTGGCCCGCAACGGCTGATCGCCACCCCACCCACCACCACCCGACGAGCTGACGCCCTGACCCCGACCCGGCCTGCGTGCCGGGTCCCCTGAACCGAGGAAGCACACCATGAAGAACTTCGTCGCCCAAGGCCTGACCATCGATCACGCGCCCGCGGCGGCGCGTGCGGCC